AGCAAAGGAAAATACTATGCCTTATGGCTCTTATCCCAAGAAGAAGAAGAAAGTAGGCAAAAAACGCCCAAAAAGGGGTCTTAAAGGCTCTAAAAGAAAAAAGGCTAGGTCTTATTAGCACCAAAGAAGAAAATCCTGTAGTACAGGAAAATAACAGGAATGAAGATGGAACTTTTAAAAAGGGTACATCAGGCAATCCAAATGGCAGACCAAAGAAAGGTTTTGCCATTTCTGATATATTAGATGAGCTTGGTGATAAGGTTGTATCAGATAGCAAGACATTAAAAGAATTAATTTTAGAAAAGGTTTATGACATGGCTCTAAGTGGAGACTTAAACAGTATAAAGTTTATAGCAGATAGGACTGAAGGAACTGCATTACATAAGATGTCAGTCACATCTAATGAGCCAATTCAAGTAATGAAGATAAAAGAAGCAGATGAGACAACTGTTTAAACAGCCTATAAATGGAAATAATATTAGACAAAACTAGATGGGATATTTTAAACCATCAAGCCAAAGTAAAAATCCTGATAACTGGGAGAAGATGGGGCAAGTCTGTTTTGTCAGCAGTATTTCTACTGCACCAACCTTTTCAACAGGGGGAGAGAAGATTATACATAGCCCCTTATTACAGGCAGGCAAAGCTCATTATGTTTCCCCTAATGAAAGAATTAATGCTACAGTTTGGAGACGTAAAAATCAATGAGACTGAGCTATCATTTAGGTTTGATAATGGAGCAGAGTTATCTCTTAAAGGGGCAGATAATCCTGACAGCCTTAGGGGTATTAGCTTGGGTAAGAATGGAAGCAATGGGGTTGTCTTAGATGAAATGGCTTACATTAAAGAAGGATTCTTTGAGGAAGTGATTACACCAATGCTATTAGACCACAATGCTAAGGCATTGCTAACATCTACACCAAATGGATACAACCATTTATATTCTAAATTCCTTTTAGGGTTAGGTAAGAATCCAATGTATAAATCATGGCAGTTTACTACCTTAGAGCATGGGATGATTTCTAAAGAAGCTGTGCTTGAAGCTAAAAAGACAATGACTGCTGACCAGTATAAGCAAGAGATGTTAGGTACGTTCTTAACAGCAGGTAATAAGGCTGTATGGAACTTTGATAGGAATGTGCATCTACAACCTATAAAAGATATGCCACCCCAAATGTTCTTTGGATTAGACTTTAATGTAGCAACAATGGCATGTATTGTAATGGGCAGATATAGTGATGGAACTGTAGTTGCTGTGGATGAATTAGTCTTACATAATTCTAACACTGATGAAATGGCTAGGTTAATGAAAAAGAAGTACCCTTATGTAAAGGACTGCTATCCTGACCCTGCTGGCAAATCACGCTCAACTGTGGCTGTCAATAATAGGTCAGACCATTCCATTTTAAGAGAACATGGCTTTAATGTTTATGCTAAGAGTAAAGCACCACATACCAAAGATAGATTATATAGTTTGAATAGATTACTGAAAGACAGTGAGGGCAAAATAAGGATGACTGTAGCACCTAAGTGTGTTAATCTCATTAAGGATTATGAATTATGTCAAAGAGACAATAATGGTAATCTGTCAAAGAAAGATGAGAACCTAACACATTTTCTTGATGCTTCCAGTTACTACATTGATTTAAAAGAACCTGCATATAGACGGACTGCAACCACACTGGAGTTTTAAGATGATTATCCCTGACCTTTCACTGGCAACCATTCAAGATACAATCAAGAGAGAACTTGATAGGATAGAAACAGCAAGATGGCAAGAGATTGAGATGTTTCTTGATTACTATGAGAATGTAGAGACTGATAAATACATTAGGTCTTATTTTGATTCTGAAACGCTTAGAAGTGTTCCTATGTTTACACAATCCATTGTAAGAAGATTCACCAAAGCATCTTCAAATGTATATGGCAAAAGCTTAGACATTGAAAGGATAACAGATGACAGATATAAAGAAGTCACCAAAGGGTTAAATAGAAAGTGCAGACAGCTTGAGGAGTTAAATTTTTTATTAGGCAATATGTGCATGAGGTCAAGATGGGATGAGAGCAAAGAACAAATGCAGTATGACCTAGTGCCTTTCTATCATGTGTACTTTGTTGATGGGATGCAAGATGAGCCAAAGGCAATTCTATATCCAATCCAAAGAAGTGGATTTGGTAAGCTAGAGAAAGAGCTTTATGCCTTTTGGTCAGTTGGTATGGATGGAGAGCAAGGCTATCATTTCTTAATTGATTCTAATGGGCAAATGTATAGTGTGAATGAGGAGAATTTAAATCCATATAAGAACAGCAAAGGTGAGAGTGTTTTACCTTTTACATTTACTAGGAGACAGCCAAGAGTTAGAGATTATTTTGGTGGTAATGCTAGTGATATAATTCAAGCCTCATTGCAGTTAGACTTAGCCATGACTGAGTTGGCTTTAGCTATTAGAATGGGAGCAACTGGTGGAGTGAAATGGATAAGTGGATTAGACATTAATCCTAGTGAGCCAATACAGGTTGGAGTGGACAAGGTCTTATGTTTGCCTAGTGACACATCATTCAACATGACAGCACCATCAGGTGGGCTTAAAGAGATTATAGACACCACAAAGTTTTTTATTGAATCAGTAGCATCAAATAATCATTTAAATATTAGCTTTGCTGATGTAGGCAATTCAGCTATCAGTGGTGAAGCATTAAAGATTTTAAACATAGAGAGCATTGAGCAAAGAGAAGCCAGTGTGGAAGATACATGGAGAACATTTGAGGAAGAAAGATTTGCAGTGGACAGAGTGGTGCTTGAACAAGATGCAGGGATTAAGATTGCAGAAGATTACTATGTGGACTTTCCTGAAATGGACTTTCCTATTTCTGAGTTGGATGAGCTTCAGGTAATAGAGAAAAAGAAGAGCATGGGGATTCTAACACAGAAAGAGATTTTATTACATTTTAATCCTGATATGGATGAAGCTGAATTATCAGCCAAGCTAGGTGAGATAGCAGAAGAGAAAAGCCAAGAAGCTCAAGCAACACAGCCTGAGCCACAAGGTAGCTTGGTTGAAAGATTGATTAATGCTTGATGGCAATAACAAAAGACATATTTGATGAGTTCTTTGATGACTTGGATGAGATTAGTAAAACGCTTTTTAGCAATGTTAAAAAGATGGGAACAGCTATTGAGGGATTTAGTGACACACAAATCCTTAGAGTGGCTAGAGAGCTTGACTTTTTTGTGGAGCTACAAGAAGCAGGCTTTAATACATCCTTTAAGAATCTCATGCAGGGCTATGATAAAGAAGCTGATACAATCCTTAAAGAGTTTCAAAAGATTGTTAGGTCAAGGACTGCAGGGGCAGGAGCAGAAATTTTATTATCACCTGCAGGCACACAAGCCATTGCACAGCAATTACAGCTTCTTAGAGACTTGGATGGTGAAGTCTTGCTAGGCAGGTTTAGCTCAGAAACAACAAGGCTTAAATCAGAGCTTTTAAAGGGTATTATTTCAGGTGAGCCATCAGGTGCAGTTGCAGAAAGGTTAAGTGCTGAATGGGGAGAAACAATTATAGGTGACAGGTCAAGGATGATTGCTAGGGATTCATTTGCACAGTTCTCAAGAACTTCAACTATGAATGTGTTTAAACAGAATCCAAATCAATTATTTAGATACATTGGCAGTAAGGATAAAAAGAACAGACCAGCATGCAGATACTTCATTGATAATCAGCAAAACAAAAAAGGTTTTACAGCTAAAGAGATAAAAGATTTAGGCAAGAAAATGGGGCAAGGTAAAATCCCATTGCCAGTGTGGAATAATAAGCAAAGAAAGTTTATTGCTAAATATGAAAAAGCAGAGTTTGACCAAGTAAAAGCTGGTGGGCATAATTGCAGACACAAGTTTAGCCCTGTTGGAGTAAGAAGATAATGGAAGTAAAAGATGTAATATTATTCTCACAGCAGTTTATGGCTGAGATGGGTGAGATTACAAAGGCAAGGATTGAGCAAGATGCTGACAAAGGCAAGTTTCAAAATAATAAAAGCAAGCTCAAATACAAGTCATTAGAATACAAGACAAGAAAGAAAGCAGGGAAAGCTTTATCAGGCAAAAAGAAAAAAGGAGTTTCTGCTGATACACAAACAAATTTTGTAAACATGAGACTAACAAGTGACACGCTAAATAGAATTAAAAGCACACCCACAGATAGTGGTTTTGCAATTACATTTGATAATGGAGAGATTGTT